TGGTACACAACATCGTTTGGCTCGGCAACAGAATTAACTAATTCTTTAACGTTCTCCGTAACGATGATGACATACAATATGATTGACACGTATGCTATATCCACTCGCGTGACTGTAGCACATATTACGAATATGTCATAACCTAATAGTAAGGCACACAAGCAAGCGAGACATGTTAACAGAGCAGATACCCTGTTGTGGACATTTAAGGAACACCATATGGTGACTAACAACAAAAACACAGCGTGTAGCATCCTTAAAGGCATCTGCACCATGATGTTAGTTATCCATGAGATGTTACGAACATCGTCCATACCTGTCTCGCTACCGTGCGGCCACGAAAAGAAATGACATTGACAATACCCACTGGATAAATCACAATGGACATTGGTAGGTCTGACGTTATAATTGATCAAGGGACACAAACACGTTCCAAACATATTTTCGCACCCTAAAATAGGTACTAATTGTTTAACAGGAACGTATAGTGGAAAAGAAATCAAAGTGTAATAAAAGCCGTCATACAACTTAAAATCTCTTTTATTTTGGTCCATAAAAATTTTAAACTGGTCGGATATACTATAACTGGATAAATCACATTTATTAATATCTGGACTAGAACATTTTAATATATTGGTGCTGCTACCGCGCCCTAAAGTGTAGCAGTCGCAATATGGACCAACCTGCTGACAAACAACAGGATATGTGTAAAAACGATCATCGATGTTGCAACCACCGTGACTATGGTCAACAACTATATGCATACGATCATTCTTGGAATAAGTTTCAGGCAACAAGTTCTGCCTTACCATACGAGCATTATCATTGTAATAATGCCGCAAAGCAAAACCCATGACCATAAGGGCGCAAAAAACAACACAAAATAAAGTCAAAATCAATTGACCAATTATGTACAGCACGATTCGAAATATTTTGTTAACGACTCCTTCGACAGCAGGCTTCTGGGTAAAAACCGGAAGCGAAATTACGTACACGAAAACCAAATAAGTTATATACAAACATACAGCACTTTCGGTAAGTGCATAGAGCTGCTGTGCACAACTCGGTTGAATTTGCAAGAATATGATTAACATCGCGAATAATCTGGTCTGTTGGGGACCGAAGTGACGTTGCCTATCCCTCATTATGTCGCACCCACCCGAATAAGGGCCGAGTACTTGCCGAGCAAAATGTTTCATTTCATAAGATGTATAGGCTGGGAATTTTTCTTTAAAAAGAAAAATTCCCAAAAAAGAATATTTTTATGTTTTTATTGTTAAATTTATACGTGCTGCAAAAGCTTTTCAAGAATATAGTGGCCTCAACCGGTCAGCTCCATGTTTGTCACGAAACACCAAGCCTCGCACATCTAATGTGTGCTAAGTTAACTATCTACCGTTCGGACGGGCAGTTCAACGTCGAGGGCCGTCACACCAGTAGCACGCGAGTTGCCTGCGTGATACCTAGTTAAGGACATCCTCTCTGCGTATCCAGAATGAATGAGATTAGCGATCTCTCATCTTATATCGGCTCGACTTGATAACCTGGGTAGGAAGGGCCGGCTTACGCCATCTAACCTATCCCTTACCCGGAAGTACCCTCTATAATTCTCTATTTTCTTTTGTTGTCAATCATTCGCTGTTAAGCTATCATGACCAACACGCCTGTCATTCCCTACACGGGTCGAGGCATCCTATCTTACAAGTGTTGGAAATCAATCGGGATCAGGAAAGCCCGTTGAATATAATACTATGGTTACTATGAACTCAGCTGGTAATAAGAAACCTTATATGACGCGGCAGAGGTTTGATAATCACCGAAAATTTTGACACGACGAGCTGCAGCAGATTGTGAAGCAGTAAATCTACCAACGACACATGATGTTGAAGCATTAAGGTATAATGTACCGCTGAAGAGAGTATGTGCCATAGCGTATACATTGGCAGTTCCAGGATTAGTTGTATATGAATTTCCTGACACAGCAGTGTCATTCGTAATAGCAACTGCTGATCTAGCAGTGTTCCCAGAGCATACGCTAGCGGAAATAACCCAAACTCCAGGGTCAAAATTGATAGTGAGTAGCAGATTCCAGCTCCCAACCACAGGGGA